GGCGGCGATAGTCCGTCACTTGAGACGTCCTTTCGCCTTGAGGAAGTATGCCCGAATGTTCTGCTCGCTCACTTCCTTGCCGGTGGCGCGCAGCGCATCGGTAATCGCTTTCCTGTCGTCATCAGGAATCACGATTTCTTGCTCAGTCGTAGCCTCAAACAGCATCACTCTATTGGTTCCGAAAAGATTTCCGCGCACCGTCACATCAGAAAACAGCCGATCGACCTCCGCGTTCCGTTCTTCCGGTGTCAGCTTGCGACCCAATGCCCGCTCTCGCTCAAAGATATTCATGTCCAAGGTGATGAGCGCCTGGCCGGCGCGCTTCGCCATGGGTGTCCCAAACCTCGCTTCTGGGTTGATCCCCATCTCGGAGAGCCGCAGGTTCATCCGTTGCCTCGTGTTCAGAATCTCGGTCTGCGTCGCCTCCGGCGCGTTTATCAGGTCTGCTTGCAACCGCGTCAACTCCTTGAACTCGGCATCCTCGAGCTTGTTGCGGAGTGCCAAAAGATTGGCCTGCTTCAGCAGTTGCGGGTTGATCCGCAGGTTGTAGTAGACCTCCGTGTCGGTTTCAATCTTGCCGCCGCCGCGCAGACTGTCTGCGTAGTTTCTGACCTGCCCAATCTTGTCGCCGGGAATCGCCGCCCGCAGCGATGCAGGCAGCGCGGCGAAATTGCCGCCGTTCGCATCCAGCCTGCCGTAGACCGCAGCCATGACTTCCTGCTGCTGCCGCTCGCGATCGCGCAACTTGGACCCCAACTGCGCCAGCGCCTCACTGGTCGCGTCGTCGCGCACCCGCACATTGTCACCGGCAACCTCGCGCACCGCCTGACGCACCTCGGTCTCGCTCGGGATGCGATTGCCGAACGACCCCATCACATCGTCCGCAATACGCGCAGACGCCCGCAGGTCGGTTTCGGTCGCCACCTTGCCCTCGAGCTCCACAAGCCTCGGAGCCTTGATGGTCGATCGGTTGCGGTCGATGTACTGCGCAGCAAACTCTACATCCCCAGCATCGAGCGCCGAATTGACCACCGCCGAATGCACCTGGTCGATGTTGTCCATCTGCACCGCAAGCAGCGCGTCGCCGGTAATGCCGTTGCGGTCAGCCCAGAGCGCCGTATTCGTTGCGATGCGCCCGATGCTATCGTTTACCTTCGCCTGGTCGCGCCAGTTGAGCGCGGCTTGATTCGCCTCAGTGGCGACCGCCCCCTTGTAAACATTATCCCGGTACTGATCTGTCTCGCGCAGGACATGCCGCATCAAAGAGTCGTCGAACTCAGCCTCGGCCATTGCAGCCCGACGCCGGAACATGTCTTGCTGCCGAGTGTTCGGCAACCCAGACGCTACCCGCTCAATCGTTTTCTTGAAATCGCCCGAGTATTTGGTCATGAAATCAGGCGCTACCGCATCAGCGGCCTTCTTCGATGTAAACCCCGTCTCCGGGTTCATCATCAAATCGGTCTGCTGGTCGCGCAACTGATTGAACGCATCCTCAACACGCAGCTCGTCGAGGTCAGCCGAAAGCCTAGCAAACGCTGTAACCCCACGCGCCACGGCCTCGGCAGTCTCCGCAGCCTGAGTCCCCACAGCAGCGAGCCCACGCGCACTCGGCGTAGCGATGCGCGGGACAACCTGCTGACGGTAGAACTCAAGCTTTGCCATGAATCACCTCGGGCTCAACCCGGCACCCGGATACCGGCGCGGAGCGGTCGTCATCGTGGTCGGGACACGCCGTCCCGTCACGTTCACCCCGGTCAACTGCGACGCATTCGGGCGGCTTCCCGGCATCGTGCCGCCCGCGCTTGCATATTGTCCGATGCCCATAGCCATGGCCTGCAGGACACCTTGCGTCCACGACGGGCGGGCGGCACGGGTGATGCGAGCCTCGGTCAGCAGGCCCTGCGCCTGCGTCTCGCCCTGATACGCCAGAGACAGTGCGTCCAACTCCGCAGCCGTCGCCGCCTGCTTGTAGACGTCCCCGAAGGACACCGAGTCGAGCAGCCCCGCCTGAGCGCCAGCCGCCCGAAGTTCGCCGAACTGCCGCCGCGTCTCCCGGCCAAGCGCCTCGGTCTCAAGACCAGCCTGCCGCCGAGCGACACCGGCCTCTATCTCGAGCGCCCGCGCCTGCGCCGCGCCGATCTGCCGCTGTTGGCCTGTCGCCATCAGGGACGAAGCCGCCGCAGCCGAGGCGATGACTCCCAAAGTGACCGGGTCTGCCATCAGAGCACCCTCGCGTACATGTCCATATCCTGACCTCGCTGGAAGGCCCGCATCCGGCCTTCACGCTCGAACCCGAGCATTCTCGCCCATCGGTGACCGGGCATAAAGTCCGGCACCACATAGGCCTCGACGCGCTCGATCCCGCAGCCGTCGAAGAACTCCGCGACCGCCCGATGCAGCGGGACCATCCACCGGCCAGAGTCCGCAGAGAGCAGCGCCCACGCCGACGCCCGCCCCTCCCAGAGGTTCACGAGCCCGGCGCAGCAGACAATCCGACCGCCCGCCCGGGCCGTGTAGCAGGGGCCAGCCTCGACCAACTCCTGCCCATAGCCCGGTCGCCCCACAAATGGCGACAGGAACTCCTGCGACGGCTGCAGGCTCAACTCCCGAAGGTCAGCCGGCACAAATGGCAGCACCTCAAAGGTCATCCCTGCGTCTCCATCTCGGGGTAGAGCGCGATGACGGTCATCGGGAGCGGCTGGTCAGCCACCACCCAGATGCGCCCGTCCGTCTCGTACCCGCCCGGAAAGGCGAACACATCAGTATCGCCCGTCAGCAGGGGCGGCTCCTCGTCCATAAAGTCGTTGTTCTTCCGGTACTGGATGAGGTCGAGGTTGTTCGGCCCCGGTCCCACCTTGCCGCCCAAGCTCGCATATAGCCGCAACCCGCACTTGTGGATGCGCTTGATCTTGGCCTGTGCCGTGCCAATCGCCGCACCCGCCTCGATGCGCTGCGTCGCAAGCGTCGAGGTGTACGGATACCCCACAGTCGCCCGAGAGGTTGGGAACGGCATCGTCACCGCACCGTCCGTCACCACAAGTCCGGTAACCTCCTCGCCGTCCGCAAGCGCAGAGACCGTCTCGCCCTCGAGGTGCCACAGGCCGCGCAAGGTCGTCGCCGTCAGCCGCCACTCGTTGAACGGGACATCATCGTTCGGAAACACCGAGACGATGGTCACAAGCGCCGATTCTTGGTCGATGACCGTGGTGATCTCCGCACGCGCCGAGCGCCAGAGCTCGTTCTCCTCGTCGTAGTACCGATGCACGATCTCGCGCCCAACATCCCCCGCAACAAACACAGGGTCGTTGATGGTGATGAGGTCGCCGTTCTCAGCTTCGATAATCTCGTCGGCCTCGCTCGCAATCTCAAGGCTTGAGGTTACCGTGACTTCCACCCCGGTAGATCCGGCAGTCTGGTACCCGTCCGCAAGGAACAGATCGGCAGGCACCACCGAGTTGAACTCAAGCGAGGCGTCCAGGTACCCAGCCCCTTGGATGTCCTCGCCTTCCTCAATCGACTGCCCGATGTACTCGATGAACCGCTGCGTCCGGTTCACATCGTCTTCGGTTGTCAACTGGTCAGAACCCTCGGTCAACAAACCGCCACCGGCCTCAAGCGCCAACTCATACGGGAAGTCGCCCTCGATGGTGCGCGAGACCACCAACCACACATCGTCCAAGTCCCCGTTCGGGCTCGGGATGATCTGCACCGCCTCGACCTTTGCGTCGTTCCCCGCGATGGGATGCTGGTGCCAGCCATAGATGTTCTGCTCGCGGTCGTAGGTCAACCCGATAAGCTGCCCGTTCCCCAGGACGCACCAGATGATGTCATCCGGCTCCTTCTGGTATTCCATGTCCACGATGCCGGAGCGCGTGATTTCGGGGTAGAGCACGTTCATGTCCCGAGGTACAAACGCATCCACCTGCAGGTCGAACCGCAGCTCCATGATGCGCCGCCCACCCACGCGGGCGAAGATGACCGCATCCTCGACCAGAGTCGGCTCGAGCTCCATCGACCCCTCGGCACTCTGCAGGTCGAACTTCACGTTCTCCGGGCCGAGCGGCGCAGTCGTCACGTTTTCGCGAATAGCGATTTCAGCCCCCGCAGTCCCGACGATGAGCGCGTTACCCGGACGCAGCCACCGCACCTTGTCCACATTGCCGACCGCCAGAGTCAGGTTCAGCGCGTTGTCGGCAAGAATCTCGCCCATCGTATCGACCGCATGGGAGGAGTAGTCCCCAGCAACCGAGGCATACACATCCTGCCCACCGCCCCACCACAGCCGGTCGCGCCAGAAGGCCGTCTTGTAGGGGTATGCCGCACCCATGCCCAGCCCCCACGCGCCCACACGGTATGCGCACGAGGCCGTCGAGAGCAGCTCGTTCGGAGCCACGCCGGGACCCACCACATCAGCCACCACCACCGTCGTGCTCGTGACCGAGGTGATCTTGAGGATGACATACCCCGGATGCAGGAACTTCCACAGCACACCCGTATTTCCGTCGTAGTCCTGCCCCTCCTCGTGAATGGGCCGGATCGCGCCGGTCGTGGCACTGTTCATCGCCTCGTAGAACTTGCCCGAGGACTTGCGGATGTCGCCAGCCGTGATGGCCTTTGCCGGCTCCCACTGCGTCGTCGTGATGTTCACCGGCTGCAACCGCAGGAGCATCCCCACGGAGTCGTTGTCGAAGATGGCAAGGGCAGAGGTCACCGTGACACTGCCGGTCGTCGCGGTCAGCGAGAAGCTTTCTTTCGCATTCGGCTCACGCTGGAATGGGCCATCGGTCGGCGCGTAGTCCGCAAAGGCCCAGCTCGTGTTCCCGCTGCGCGTCAGGGTCTGCGGCGCATACCCCTCGCACCCGATATAGAGCACATCGCCAGACTGGGCAATGGATAGCGCCGAGGTGTTCTCAGCGGTGAGCAAATCCTCCACCGCATACGGACTCGGGATCGTGTAGACCCGCGCCACATCTCCGTTGCCACCGTAGGCCGTGTACCCGGTCGTGTCGATCACGCCGCCGTCGATGTCGTAGAGCTCGAAGGTCTTGGCTCCGGCATTGACATTCGTCACCTTCACATACCGGCCATTCACCTGTGACATGCCGGCGACCTGCGAGATGTACATCCAGTCGCCGTTCGACGGGTCTGCACCCACATAGGTCAGCACACCCGGACTCGCCTGCGTGATGTTCGAGATGTCGAGCGGGTCCTCGAGCACCACCCCACGGTCGGTGAAAAGCCTGCAGTAGTAATCGCCGAACTCGATGACATACGCCTGGTCGAAGGCGAACTCGAACCGCTGCAGCCACACCCGCTTGTCAGGGTATCGCGTCTGCAGGACATACTTCGTGCCGGGACACCGCTTCGCCGGACCCTGCGCGGTCGGGATGAACCGCCGCATACGGAAGGTCGAGGAGGCGTACTTATCGAAGTCGGTGCGACCGCTCATCAGCGACCCGACCTCGCCACCGTTGAAGTTGACGATCGCTGGGTTGACGTTTGGCATCAGAGCCTCACGGACAGCCAAGTCGTGTCGGCAATCGACTCCGGTGGGTTTTCAATGGCGTTTGCTCGGACCGCCTCCGTCAGACACAGGCGATAGTCGCGCAGCGCCGCGTTCTTTTTAGCGTCAGATTGTGTCAAAGCCTCTGCGACGTTGTACGCCAGCAGAGCCGAAAACGCCTCGTCAAACGACGAATCAAACTGGGTCGGGTCAGTCACCCGCGACAGATACCGCAGGTTCATCTGACCAGATGAGTTGGTCAGTATCTTGCCACCCTCGAGCTGGTACTCCTGCCCACCGCCGCCAATCAGGTCGGACAGATCCGGCGCAGGGAAGTACGCGCCGACCTGCAGGATGCGCAGGCAGTCGGACGGCAGCGTGTACTGGTACGAGTAGCCGAAGACCGGCGTCGCGACGTCAGCCGCAAGGTTCGCCCGCTTCACGC